AGCTACTTCATAATTTTCTAATGTAAATTGATCTCGTCTAATTGTATTAGTTGCACCTGAAGCTAAACCATTAGGATCCATAGTAAACCTAACATAAGAGGGATTTTCAGGATCAGTTCCTTCTTCTCTTACTACTTCATAAGTAGATAAAGGTATAACATTATATACTCCAAATTTTTCAGAAACTTCCATTTTTAAATAAAAATCTCCATATTTACACATATTTCTAATCCATGTAGATAAATTAAATTCTACATTTAAAACATCATAAAATAAATTTTGTAATACACGTCTCACTTGTTCATTAGAAGAATTTACTTTTAATACATTTCCATATTCATTTCTAGTAGTAGTTTCATCAGAAATAATATCTAATGCAGCTGCAATAATAGGATCATGATCCATAGCTTCATAATCACTATAAAGCTGTAATCGCATTGACTGATAATTAAGTGTTGGGTTATATTGTAATGAAGATCCTACAGGTCTATGTAAACGTGTAAATCTATCATAAAGTGAATTAGTGGCTAGGTTTCCATATTTTTGGATCCTGCCTGTGTCCATTATTTTTAATTGTTTTCCTCCTACATTTCGTATTATTACATCACTTGAAAATAAACGTTGTAGTCTAGAAAATAAAGTAGTGTCTGCCATTCTTAGTTATTTATTATAAATATATTAAAGGAGCCAAGTCAAATCTTGTTCTCCATGTTTACCTAAATCTTGTGTCCAACCAGCTTGTTTTTTATTTACACCACCAGTATAAATTCCTGGTGTAACTTTTGTGATATTTTTTAATGCTGCATTTGTTATATCTATTCCTTGTTGTGCAAATTTAAGGGCTGTATCTCTTACATAACAAGCTGTTGCTAAGGACATGACTAAATCATCATTATACCCGATTTGTGCTTCTGGTTTTCCATTTAACCAAATAAAAGTTTTCATTTCTTCTAATGTTCTATGACCTTGAATTATTATAGATTTATCTCTTAAATAAGCGTCTAATTTTCCTATAGTCATAGGTCTTGTTTTCATTGACATTGTAAAACCAGGAACCATTTTTGTTGTGTCTGTTATGTCATATCCTTTAGATAAAAATACATCTGCATTTGTTGCTGCTTCTCCTTTTGGAGAATAATATAAATTATTATAACCTTTATCTATTACCACTTGAATTGTATTCCATCCTATATTAGCATTTTCAATTACAAGTAATGCATTATTATATTCAGTAGCTATTGCTACTAACATATGACCATATTCTTTAGTCCCTATTTGACCCTTAAATTCTCCTATTTGTTTAGCTTCTTCAATATCAATAATATGAAAAGCAGAATAATCTAAAGAATCCCCTCTAGCTACATCTGCTACTATTAAATATTTTCTTGTGTAATCAGGATATTCCCAAATATGTAAACCTCCCTCTATCCCTCTTTTTTCTACAGGTTCACATAAAAAAGTTTTTTCATAGTAACTTAAAAGATCAGGATTAAAAACAGTATTACCAGATGTAGTAAAATCACAATCACATTCTTGAGCAGCCATTCTTAAACCTAATTCATCATCCTGTCTTTTTCTCCATTCTTCATTTCT